GTGGTATAATATGGGTAGAAAGGAGCGTGTACAAGATGAAAATAGTTAAACTGCCAGTTGAATACAGACGCTATCTGATCGAAGAGAAACACGTGGTATATGGTAACTATGAATATTGGATGTTATTGAGACCCTCTAGGGGTTTTGGCTGGCGCTTTGGTTACATGCGCAAGAACATTAAAACCGGAGACACAGAAGAGGTGAAAATAATATGATAAACTACAAACATTATTATTTGCGTCCGAATAGTTATGACTATCTGGCGTTGAACAAGGTTCTTAGAACCTATGATGCAGAATATGGGTATTTGCAAGAGATCGTGAAAGACGGCAGGCGGTATCTTATTGCATCCCGTCACCGTTTCGGAAGCAACACCGTTGAGGATGTAATTGTTGGGGTGCGAGTATGACATTACGAGAATATCACAAGTTTACTTTAGGCACGTCCGACCACCTGACCCGCTGCCGCGTGTTGTGGGGCGGGGGTGAAGTCATGAACGACTATTTTAGTCGTTTAGGCGATATCGGGCAGAACATCAAAATCCGTGCGGCCCGATACGATGAAAAGCACGACGTTTTGACCGCGTATGCATCAGACAAAGGCTTTATTGAGTATCGCAATGCGTTGCGGCATTACCAGCATAAGGAAGGGAGATATAACAAATATGACCACAAGAAACAGGGCGGCATTTAAAGTATGTCACATGTACGTGTATCAGAGCAATAAAGGCGCATGGCGTGCGTCAAGTTGCGTCTATGTAGACCCCCGCGAAATCCGTAAGTTCTACGACTGCATTCGCACATGCCTTGCGGGGGCTGCAGATTGTGTGTTGACGGAAACAATGGACGGTTTTAGAATAGAGGTGTTTCAATAATGAATATGGCAATTGTGCATGATATTGTTCTTATGTTCTTTTATGGATGTCTTTGTTTGATTTTTGCTATCGTTATGGCTATTCCTTTGAGTTGGGTTTTTAAGAAAATCGGGTATTGGCTGGCAGATAGAGACTTTGAAAGGAGATATAACCACTATGGCACGAAGCGCTAAACATTTACCAAAGTACGCGCCGCAGACATGGGCCTATTACAGTCCTGATGCTACAGACCCGAACCAGCTTACAAAGGCGGAGCTTGTAAGGGTCATTCGCAAGGCGGCAAAAGCCGCAAATCAGCGGTTGCGTGCCCTTGAAAAGAGCGACGTTATTAACACGGCGAAAACAGGCGCGTACAAGTACGCACAAAGCCAGATGCCGGGGAAAATTAAGCCGCGTTTCAACGAAAGGCCCAAAGAAACGGCTGACCGTTCGACGCTCAAGCATCAGTATTTGCAGTTACGTGAATTTATGACGATGAAAAGTAGCACCGTCACAGGTGTGAGAGCAATCAAAGATGCACGCTATCAAACAGCCGTGCAGCGTGGTTTTAAAGGGACAGCGGAACAATGGGACATGGCGGTGCAGAAGTTTTTCACCAAAGCCGCTGAAAAACTTTTTGACAGTGATAAAATTTATGACGCAATCACTGGGAATAAGTCGGATGTGCTGGGAGATATCATAGCGGCAGATCGTGACGATCAAATGACAAAAGGTCAAGCGCTGCTTGATTATGTTAGGAGAATTACGTAATGAGGAAGTCGCAAGGCGTTTTTGTGAGTGAATGTTCAGATGAATATTATCCGCGCCTTGCCTGTCCGCGAAAAGTCAAGCGCACCAAAGGCCGGAAATACATGTCAAGCTATCTGGACGTTACAGCCACGTTTGATATTGAGACCACAAACACCGATACAGACGGCTTTGCGTACAGCTGGCAAACCTGTATTGGTGGTGAGGTTATTGTCCCTCGATATTTTGAGGACTGGGCAGAAATGCTTGAAACTTTGGTAGATAAATGGGGTATCAATGAAAAGAACCGGTTTGTGTTGTATGTGCACAATTTAGGATATGAGCATCAATACATTATGCAACTGTTAACGGCGCGTTGGGGGCTGGCTGATAGCTTGTACACGAAAAGCCGCAAGCCCCTTTATTTGCGGTTTGATAATGGCATAGAATTTAGGGATAGTTTTAAGCTGTTCCAAAAGAGCCTTGCCAGAGCCACCGAAGGATGCGCACATGCAAAACTTGCGGGCGACCTTGATTATACTGTTTATCGTACTCCTGATACGCCTTTGACAGATACGGAATTTTCGTATTGTGTTAATGATGTGCTCGGTCTGTACGAAGCAATTGAGCGTTTGAAAGCAGAGCACAAATACAATCAGGCGACCATTCCATACACAAATACCGGAATGGTTATAGAAGCAGTACGTAAAGAAATCATGCCTGACAGGCGGTGCATGGCAGCAATTAAGGCGTTGCAGCTTGACCGTGAACAGATGGCGCTTGCATATCACTGCATGGCAGGCGGCGATACACACGGTACGCGCTGGCGTGCTGGCCGTACATACACTAATTGTAACAGCTATGATTTCAAGAGCGCGCACCCGTCGCAGCAGTTATTATGGAAATTTCCAGCTGGTGCGCCGGTAACGCTGCCTGCAGACTTGCCGGAAGAGGATTTGCAAAAGTTCATCAAGGCCGGGTATGGCTGGATTGCTAAACTTTGCATCGTCAATCCCCGGTGTAAGCCTGAATGTCCTGACCCCTGTATTTCGCTCAGCAAATGCCCCGACGTGTCGGGCCTTGATGAACTGGACAACGGTCGTGTGTTGGGGGCTGACGCTCTTTTCTGGTATTGTGATTCTAACGACTACCAGCGGTTTGTTGACGGCTACACCTATGAAAAAATTGTAGCAGTTGAAAGCGTGGCGTTTAGGCTGGATTATTTGCCGGATTCTTTTCGCAAAACGATTTATGAAAAGTTTCGTGTGAAAGAATCCGAAAAGGGAAGTCCGGACTATGCTTTTGCAAAAATTTGCGTTAATACCATTTTCGGTGCATGTGCACAGAAAACCGTTCGTGATGAATACGGATGTGACCCCGACACGCTGGAATGCACGCACAAAAGTTGGATAATGAACTTGCAGAGCAAAGACGATGCCGAAATTCAGAAATCACAAGAAAAGAAATTTCCTTTCTTGTGGGGTCTGTGGACTGCATCAATGTCCCGTCTCAAGCTGTGGGATATGCTGAAACATGTAGGCTGGGAACGTGTTATTTACTGGGATACTGACTCTTGCAAGTTTGCGGGAGAGAAACAGCCCGCTATTGACGACTATAACGCCGTTATTCGTGCACAGTGTGTTTTACGTGATTGCGTGGTTGAGAAGAAAGACGGCAGCAAAGTCTATATTGGCGTTGCAGAGGACGAACACCCGCAAGACCGGTACGGCATGCAGGCATTCAGATTTTTGCATGCAAAATGCTATGCTTGTGTCGATGCTGACGGCACGATTGAAAGCACCATAGCAGGAGTAAACAAAAAAGCCGGTGTCAAGGCTCTTGACGGCAGCATTGATAACTTGCGCGATGGTTTGTTGATTTCACCCGCTGGCGGGCAGTGTCTGGCATACCATGACGAACCTATCCGCACCCGAACGGACTTTGCAAAGCCTACCGTTTCCGCGTCGTGGGTGGTTATGACTGACCGCGAATACCGGGTATCTGATGAACGCTCTTTACTTATGGAATGTGAGGTATCTATTTGATAGTTTCACAAATTGTTCACAGTTTGTTAACACATCAAGGCGGGGAATGTGGTATTATATAATCACAGAAGGGAACACACCAATACAGACAGAAAGGACAATACCATGAAGTATTACGATTTGACCAACAAAGAACTTTTGAACGCCTACAACGCAAGCACTGAATATGATGAAGCGATGTGTTGTGAAATTTGTACCCGGGTCGGTATGCATATTGATTATTACTATGCAGATGGCGAGAGCATCGACCGGGTTATGGAAGAAGCAGTAGAACAGCTGGAAGCATGCTGTTAAGAAAGCCGATACCCCGCGCAAGCGGGGTTCATTATAACAGACAGAAAGGAAAAACATTATGAAACTGACAGGCTATTACATGACCGCTATTTGCAAGTTTGAGGACGGTATCAAAACCATCTGTGTTGTCGATGCACAGAACCGTGCGCAGATGTTGGAACGTCTGGAAGCCGCGTACCCGGAGCAGCCGTTTAAGCTGTACGATTTCGAGCGCACGAAGTTCAGTGCGAACGTTCAGAGCGCGGACGTGGTGGACATCCGGAATCTGCTGAATCTGGACGACATGGACGGGGTGGTGTAAAATGGCAAGTATCACGAAGGTTGAGATATGGGAAGATGTTGCAGGGAACGTTATCGGGCTGGTGTTCGACCCTGCAGGGCAGTTGACGAACGCCGTGCAGAATCTGGGAGCGCAGCAGCCGCTGCCCCGTCCCGCGCTGGTGGAAGCCGCGCGGCAGGCTTTTCCATTCGCCCCCACGTATGACCCGCACGCGTTCGGTGAAAGGTCTCTTTCTGATTTGTATGTTTACTTACAGGCATACAATCACCATATCGCGGATATCTTTCCGGACGCACCGACCGCACTTTATCCGGAACGTGCTACCCCTGCCGGGCTGCAGTTCCTTATTCGCTGGATGTTCTAAGGGGGTGAATTTATGCAGGACATCAATAACAAGCTGAAAGAGATTCTCGAAAAACTGACCGACTTCTTCGAGAGCTTTGTGGATGAAATGGCAGAGGTCAAGACGAACGAGACCACTGCAATTTCCCATCTGCAGACCATCGAGCAAAAACAGGATACCATTATCGACCTGTTGCGCACCATCGCAGCAAACACCACAAAGTAAGATGTTCCACGTGGAACAAATCACACTGACAGACAACAAAGGAGAAAAATACTATGTCATTCGCAAAAAAGGAAAACGCGTCCACCCCGAAGAAAGCCGCAGACGGCCCCCGCGTCACCGTGGAAATGCTGCACAATCTGCATGCCGTTGTGCGCAGCGTGCGACAGGTTGCGGACAACTGTCTGACTTTCACCCTTAGGCTGTACGGTATTGACTTGTACGGCATGCGACTGGTTGAAGGCGAAAAGAGTACGTTCATCACCGCCAGCGCCAACAAGGGCAAGAACGGCAAATACTATGACAATTTCCGTGTTTACTTTGCTGAAGATGCCGCGCAGGCCGTGGAAAACGCCGTACGCGAAGCATACGCCACGAACGAGGAAGAACTTGAGGTATAAAACATGAGCAAGCGCACCAAAGATATTGCGCTTGACCTGTACACCGGCGACGGCTGGGTTAACATCCCATCCGTCGCCGCTTTGGGTTGCTGGTGCAATATCATCATCGGCAAACGTCAAGTTGGTAAGACGTTCGGCACGCTTAAATACATGCTTGACGAAAACAAGTATTTTTTGTACATGCGTCGCACTGTGAACGAGCTGCAGGCCGTCGCCGCTGACCCGGATTTGAACCCGTTCAATGCTCTGCAGTCCGTGGGCTACGATATCGGCATTCTGAAAGCTGGAAAAATCTCCTATTCAATCGGTGATATTGAGTACACGGATGAAGAGGACAAAGACGGGCGCAAGAAATGGCACATCGGCAACAAACGCGCGGTTGGCATGGCGCTGCCGTCCATTGCAGGCATTCGCGGATTTAATGGCAGTGTGTTTTCAGATCTTGTTTTCGATGAATTTATTCCGGAGCGCATTATTGCAAAGCGCAAGGCCGAAGGTGAAGCGCTTTTAAACGCTTATGTGACTGTGTGCGGAAATAGGGAGCTTGAAGGAAAGCCGCCCTTGCGCATGTGGCTGCTTGCAAACGCTTTTGATATTTCTAGCCCGATTCTTGAACAGTTGGGATGCACTGACCTTGTGGCGAAAATGTCAAGGAGCGGGCGCGAGTGGTGCATGACCGATACGGGAGTATTTATTGCCATGCCGCATAGTGACCGTATCAGCGACCGACGCAAGCAAACCGCCCTTATGAAACATCTTGCGGGAAAAGGCGACTTTTACAAAATGGCAATGGAGAACCAATTTGTATATAATAACCTTGAGAACGTGCGTCCCCGCAGCTTAAAAGGAATGTCCCCTTTGTTCGCATTTGCTGGGCTGTATGCGTACCAGATGGACGAATTGCACTATTATATCTGTGAAAGCCCCCACAGCGGCAGGGAGCACTATGGGAGCAGCCCGCAGGCTGCAACGCAGCTGCAGGCCGTACACCCTGAATTGCGCCCTATGATATGTTTAGGGCAAGTCGATTTTTCGTCTGTCCCCGCTCTGCTCAAGACCCGAAACTATCTTGACATCAAGGACTAAAGGGTGTATGATTAAGGAGCGGGGGAGCCGCACAAAAGGAACGCCCCGGAAGGGTGCGCGGCTGGCTTTTCCTTTTCCATGCCCCCGCGTTTCTGAGAGCAGAACGCCGCTCCTCACACGGTCGAGCTTTTGCTCTAAGTTCTGCTTTCAGAAACAAGAAAGGGGGTGAATCCATGGTAAACGTGTATTTTATGAGCGTGGACGGCAATGCCCGCTTGTCTGAGCATTTTAAACTTTCAGAGTTTCAGTGCAAGGATGGGCAGGACTTTGTTGCAGTCGATCCCCGGCTTGTTGAATTGCTGGAAAACATTCGCAAGATGTGCGGCGACGCTGTACACATCAATAGCGGGTTCCGCACTGCAAGCTGGAACCGGCAGCAGAAAGGCAGCGCACCCCACAGCAAACATCTTTATGGGCTGGCTGCAGATATCTGGGTGGGTCATTTCGACAAAATGCACCGGCCTGTCCGCACAAAGACCCCCGCCGAAGTCGCCGCTATCGCTGAGATCTTTTTAGGGAACAGCGGCGGCGTTGGTATTTACAAGACTTTCACACACGTCGATGTTAGAACCGGCTCTAGCCGGTGGAAAGGATGATCACATGACTATCAACGATATTTTGGCTCTGGGTAAAATGGGATTCACGGCACAGCAGGTGCAGCAGATGCTTTCTTTGGAACGTGCGCAGCAGGGCCAGCCCATCACGACCCCTGCACAGAGCGCGGCCCCCGCTGCCCCCGCTCCTGCAGCACAGCAGCCCGTTACCCCTGACCCTATGGCGGCAATGGCACAGCAGCTTGCAGACCTGACCGCCGCTATCAACGCTAAAAACGTTCCGACCGCTGGCACGGTGGGCAATCCGGCCCCCGTTACCAGTGTGGAAGATATCATTCTGGGGCTTGTGCAGCCTGCCGAAGCGCCTGCAAGCCCCGATTTTAACGCCGTGAAGTAACGGCAGAAAGGAGCAACAAATGGCAAAATCCCGTACTAACATGCCGGAGTTGAAGGGCATGAGCGTATTCCGCCCGACCGACATTTACACCATTGCCAATGCACTGGTGAAGGAAGTTACCGGACAAACTGCCACCATTCAGGCCATCAACACCGCGAGTTTCATTCAGGTAGGCCAGATGTGTCTTGATCAGAGCATGGAAGGAACCCTGCAGGCTCTTTCTAATATGATTGCACGCACGGTCATTTCTAGCCGTTCCTATTCGGGCCGGTTTACCAGTATCGAGACCGACCGGCAGGAGTGGGGCCTTTTCGTCCGTGAAATCGCTTTCTTCTCTGGTGATTTTGATGAATCTAAGTTCATCAACACCGCGCAGAATAACGATATTCTGGTGGACGGCAACAGCGTGGACATGTACAAAATCAAGAAGCGCTATCCGCTTGAACTTTTCTATGGTGGGCAGAAGGTTTTGAACCAGCGTTACACCACGTTCAGAAACCAGCTCAAGACCGCATTCACCAGTGAAAGCGAGTTCAGCGCGTTCCTTGCCGCCATGACTACAGAAATCGCAAACGACATTGCACGGTGGAAAACTGCAGAGAACCGTGCACAGGTCATCAATTTCGTGGGTGCGCTGTACAACTCTGACCACGACGAGTGCCACGTGAATCTGACCAAAGCTTTCAACGCGGCCCGTGGTACGACCTACACCACGCACGATCTGCTGACCGCCCATCTGCAGGAATTTCTTTCCTTTTTCGTGTCGTGGCTGGAAACTACCAGCAGCCTGATGGAGAATAGCAGCACGCTGTACCACCAGACCCCCGTATGTACCGACGACGGCGGCAACACCCTGCATCTTTTGCGGCACACGCCGAAGAGCGAACAGAAACTGCTGCTGTATCAGCCCCTTATCAACGACGCGCGGAGCTGGGTCTATCCTGCCATCTTTGGCCCCGGCTATCTGAGCTTTGGCAACTACGAAGGTGTCGATTTCTGGCAGAACATCAACGACAAGCCCGCTATCTCCTGCATCCCGTCGCAGTTCGACGTGAACACCGGCAGACAGGTGACGGGCGGCGCGGTCGCTCTGTCCTATGTCGTGGGCTTGCTGTATGACCGTAAGGCCATGGCGACAACCTACTATCAGGATAGTGTTTACACTACCCCGTTCAACATTTCCGGCGAGTACTACAACACCGAACACCACTGGAAAATGAACTACACGCAGAACCCGACGCAGAACGCAATTCTGATGTTCATGTCCGACGAACCGTAAAAGGTTCTATTATAACCCCGGCAAACTGAATGTACAGGGGGCGGCTAACCCCGCCCCCTGTTTTATTTTATAGGAAAGTGAGGTATTTCATGGCAAGTCATAACGAAGGTATTGAACACGGATATCATGCGCATCTGGGCAAGGTCTCGAAGCGTCTCAACAGCACAAAACGCATTGCTTTGGCTGATTTGCCGGACGAGTTTCCATTTTACATGAAACGGGCCTGCAGCATGGAAGCACCTGTATTTTACGTGCGGCTGAACAGTCTGAACATTTCCCCGCAGTACAATTACTGTTACATCGAGGAAACCCACGCATATTACTGGATTGATGACATCACCGCACTGAACGCCAACAATTGGCAGTTTTCTTGCACCATTGATGCATTGGCGACTTTTGCGGACGATATCAAGAAAACAAAAGCGTACATTGTATACGGTCACAACAAGTTCGACGCATCCGGCGACAGCTACCGCGTGCAGGACAGCCGCCAAAACGTGGCACAGCGTCCGCAAGTTGCGAGTGTGGCGCTTGATGTGACGGACGAATGTATTGATAGCACGCAGGGTGCTTTTATCCTGTCTGCCGTTGGCAAGAGTTCCGGTGTTACCACCTATGTCATGAACAAGACGGCGCTTTCTCGCCTGATTGATAGCATTCAGCAGGATATCACCGCCGATTTTGGGCAGATGATTTCTGACCAGCAGACCAAAACGACACAGGTAAACACCGTGGACACGTACCCGCCTATGTTGGATTCAAAAGGCGGTGTTGTTTCCCGTGTTGGCAGCACGACAGAGACATACAGCGGCGCGGACACCGCCACAGATAAGGCTATTAAGTATCTGGCAAAAAATTTTGTGTATGGTGGTGCAGCTGTGGATTGCATTCGTTCCTGCATCTGGATTCCTATTAAGGCCAGTGTTATCCCGCAGAGCAATCAAAACGTCTTTCTGGGTGACTTTGACACCGGTGTTTCTGGCGGCGTTATGGGACATTCGCAAATCAAGCGTGAAACCGCTATTCCGATTCCGTGGCCAGTGTCGGATTGGAAACGGCTGAACTGCCAAATGCTGCTGTATGTGCCATTCATTGGAACAGTGTCTATCCCTGTTGATAAGGTGAACAACGTTGCGGCTCTGACAGTCACATGGTGCTGTTCGTTCCTTGACGGCAATATTTCGGTCAAGGTGGATGCAGGCACGTACACTGTATACGTGGGCAGCGCTAATATTGCAAGCCAGTATGCTATTGGTGCAAGCAATATCAGCCTGACCGGCAATCAGGCTGCAGCTACCATTGGCGCAATTGGCATTGGCTTACAGGTGGGCGGTGGTGCACTGAGCAGCGCAGCAAGCTTTCCTATTGATATCGGCCCCATTCACGGCGAACTGGTTAAAAGTCCGTCTGCCGGTGCTAGGAACATGGGTGCTGCAATGCAGTCACTGGGCGGCGCAGTCATGCAGATGATTCCCCCTGTTGCGCAGTGTGCGGGCAGCATGACCGGAAACGCAACTGCATTACAGTCCATGGAAGCGTGCTTGACCCTGCTCTACTACCCGCCCACGGACGATACCAATTTTCAAAGCATGTACGGGCATCCCGTTATGAAGATTGACACCCCCGCTGCAGGATATTGCCAAACGCGTGGTTTTTCCGTCGCTGCACCTATGGCGACCAGCGCAGAAACCGCATACATCAATGCCGCCATGGACGGCGGTGTGTTTATCGAATAAGGAAAGAAAGGTGATACCATGTATCAGTGTTACAATGGAAGTTACGACGTGCAGGCATGCGGTGGATTTCGTCCCCCGTCTTTGAGCACGGACGTTCTCAACTACTGGGAGCGGTCGTTTTTTCAGCGCATGCGTGCCCTCTATAAGATTCACGGCCTGCCGACAGCAGGCCCCGGGCAGATCGGCTGGGACTATGATGCATTTCTTTACCAGCTGTTGCGGATGGGATATGCCGTGGTGTTCAACTCTAAAACATACGGCCTTGTTGTGCAGCCGGGCGCGCCTACGGGCTTTGGTTTGCAGTTCCAGCCGCGCGGCATGATGGTGCAAACCCCGTTTTTCCAGTTTGACAGGCCGCTTGAAATTGGCACGGAGTGCGCCGTTATCAAGCTGACACCCGACTATCGCGGGGTCTGGGACATCATAGAAAAGTACGCTGTTGAAATGCAGCAACTTGAGGTGTCTATCAGGCAGGCCGTTGTTAGCAGCCGTTTTGCCTATGCTGCCATCGCCAAAGACGACAAAGACCGCCGTACCCTTGAGACAATCTTTGAACAGCTGGAAAATGGTAAACCCGCCATTGTCGTAAACGGACAGCTGCAAAAGCCTGTCATGAACAAAGCCGATGCACAGTATCAGTTGCCCATCATGCAGTTCGACCGCGATTTGTCGAAAAACTTTATCCTGCCTGACCTGTACGACCTGAGACGCAAGACACTGCAGGACTTTTACAGGGAGCTGGGTATCAGGGTGCAGCCCGATAAGAAAGAGCGGCTTGTAACGAATGAAAGCGCCAGCGCGGACGCTGAGACGTACAATCGCCGGGAAGTCTGGAAAATTTCTCTTGACGAATCGGTAAAAGTGTGTAATGATATGTATGGAACGGATATTTCTATCGAGATCAACGAGCCGCCAGAGCTGAGAGAAGGGGGTGCAGAAGATGCCAATGTACTGGGGGAGCATGACGAACCAGAACAGCACGAGCCAAAACAGTGACGCGCTTGACCGTGCGTGCAAGCTCCTGTGCAACATCCCGGAGGGATTGTTTCGTGATTTCAAAGTGCCCGTTGGCATGGATAGAGATCTTGCTATTCACATTATTATGCGGGAGCACGGTCTCGCACCCCTTTACCGGCCTGACCCGTATTGGATGGTGGACGCTATCCGGTATTGGGTGCAGGAGAGCATGCCCATCTGGGAAAAGCTCTATAGCACTACACAGCTGAAATACAATCCCATCTGGAACACGGACGTGCAGGAGCGCACTACCGACGTTCGTACTACTGACAGAGACACCACGCAAGACAGAACCGCAGTCAATCGCGGAAAGAGTGGGCAGACCGTGGGACAGGTGACGACCGGAGACTATCACGAAACCGGCAGCACTGAACTGCATGACGAAACTGCCGGAACCGGGCACACTGAGACCGAAGGAAAGTCTATCACAGACGATACCAGCACCACCACGACCACGAATAAAACGGACGTGGCAGGCACAGACAAGAAAACCACGGAAAGCACAAAGAAACTTGACCAAACTGTGACCCGCGATATTTCCCCTGAAAACGCGCCGGACTACCAGCCCGACGACCAGACACACACCGTGGCAGAGGAGACATTTAAGAGCACCGAAAACGGTGAGCATAAAGAAACTACCGATTTTGTCGGAACGTCTACCACCGTCGCCAATTCGACCACCAACACCACCGGCACGTCTGACACAGAGACCCACGGGCACGAGGACCAGACCACCGGAAGCCAGACGGACGGCACGACCAAAGGCACGACCGACACAAAAACGCAGGCCCACGATATCCGGCACGAAGATGCCAAAGAGGTGGGCAAAGAGAAGGTAACAGACACATATAACCACGGGTGGATTAAACAAGGCAACATCGGCGTTACCACTACCCAACAGATGATTGACGCAGAACGCGAAACCGTTCTGTTTGACGTGTACATGACAATCGCCAATGACTACCATGCAAAGTTTTGCTTGGATGTGTACTAAGGGGGCGATACCGTGGACGCAATTATAGCCGCCCTTGTATCTGGAATTGTGACCCTTGCGGGTGTCCTGATTGCTAACAGCAGATCGCAGGCCGTCACCGACGTGAAAATAGAGGAATTGACGCGGGAAGTACGCAAGCACAATTCCTTTGCTGAGAAAATCCCCGTCATCGAGGAACAAATCAAAGTCGCAAATCATCGCATTGATGATCTGGAACATATCAACCAACTGAAAGGAGATTAACCATGGAAAATCTGCACATTTCTGCCGGTACGGTCGCACGCACCCTTGTTCTGATTCTGGCTATCATTAACCAGATTTTGAGCGCATGCGGCAAAAGCCCCCTGCCCATCGAATCCGAAACGCTTGAACAGCTGGTAACGGCTGGGTTCACCACCGTTGCGGCCCTGATTGCATGGTGGAAGAACAATTCTTTCACCACGAATGCACTTAAGGCCGACGCTCTTCTTGCGCAGCTGAACGGCAAACACTAATTGACCGACCCCGCGCAAGCGGGGATATTAACTGACCGACCCCCGCGCAAGCGGGGGATATTTATGAAAGGAGTAGCTCATGGCTGACGAAACGAAGAACACCGATATCAGCACCCCGTTTCTTTTCCAGACATCGCCCCCGTATGCTGCACCCGGCGATCACTACCAGTACGATCTGTATTGGCTGGTAAACCAGCTCAAACAGGCCCTGACCAACACAGAAACTTTGCGGCTGCATGACATCGGACAGGATACCCGCCTTGATGGTCTGGATATCTTGACGGCACAGCTGAAAGATGCAACTTGCCAGCTGTTCGCAAAGCTGAAAGCGGGCGACTTTACCAAAGACACGTTTATTGAATGGGTCAATACCAACATGACCGATATCATCCATCAGATGGTTCGGTTCGTGTTCTTTGGCCTTGACGACGACGGGCATTTTGTCGCATATATCCCCGCAAGCTGGGACTTCCTGCATTTTGATACCTTGCTTGACCCCGATAAACCGGGCTATGGGCATTTGGTCGTTTACTACTAAGAAAGGAGCAATCTATTATGGCAAACTGCAACTGCAACTGCAATGACTTCCCCATTTCCTGTGCACCCCATGCGCCGGGCGGTGACTGCTGCCATCCGCACGGATGCCCGCCACACCCGCATCCGTGTCCCCCGCCCCCGTTCAAGGGCGGCACGAGTATGTACATCGGTGCGCGGTACGTCCCTATTTTCGCAGATCCCGTGGAGTGGGACGACGAACGCGAGTACGAACCGCTGACCATTGTTGTCCATAACGGCGACTGCTACACGTCTAAGTGCTATGTGCCGAAGGGTGCACAGCTGCCCCCGTACCCGGAAGGACAGACTAAGTATTGGGTCAAAACGTCCGACTATAACGGGCAGTTCGCTGACCTGAAGAAAACCGTGCTTGACCTGTCCCGACTGGTTGAGCAGTTCCAGAAGGATAACAAGGAGTTTACCGACCTTATCAACGGTTGGAACGAAAAGGTGCAGCAGTGGGAAAACGAAATGACGGCATGGGGCGAACGCCTTGATACTGTCGAATCCCACGTTACCGACCTGACAGCCAGCCTGAACGCCGAAATCGACCGCGCAAAGGCGGCAGAGCAGGCAAACGCCGCTGCTATCGCCAAAGAGACCACCGACCGCCAGCAGGCTATTTCTGAGCTTGACGCGGCCTATAAGGCAGCAGATACCGCGCTGAGTGACCGTATCACCGCCAACAAGACCAGCATTGATGCCCTGAAAGCTGAACAGGCCATTCAGAACACCAATATCAGCAAAAACGCGAAAAACATTTCTGACAATGCGGCAGAAATCGCAAAGCACGCTGCCCGCCTTACCAGCCTTGAAAGCAATGCATCTGACTGGGACGACGTTTTCCCCGACACGACCATTGCGCAGGAAGTGCAGAAGGAAGAGCTTGCACGCGCCAACGCTGATACTGCCCTGAACGGTCGTTGCGATACTATCGCGGCGGACGTGGAAGAGGTGCGAGACATCGCAAACCACAAAGTTGATGCCACGACCTACACGGCAGAACAGGCCGCGCAAGATACCAAAATCAACGCGGCACAGGCCGCAGCCGATAAGGCGAATACCAATATCGGGGACTGGAAAACCCTCTTTCCAAACCAAACCATCGCGAACGCGGTGAGTTACAAAGCTAATAAAACCGACATTCCGGACGTGTCCGGGTTTGTGACCAACGACACTTACACGGCAGGGCAGGCGGCGCAGGATGCCCGTATCACTGCCGCGCAGAACGCCGCCGATAAAGCCAATACCACTATTGGCGACTGGAACACCGACCACCCGAACCAGACTATCAGCCAGTGTGCGACCAGCCTTGAAAACGAAACCGCCGCGAATGCTGCCAAAGCTGACGCGAACGCCGCAGTTATCGGAGACTGGAACGCAGAGCACCCCGGCCAGACGATTGCGCAGGAAGTCACCCGCCTGAATGGCGCTATCCCTGATGTGAGCGGGTTCGTTACTGAAACGACCTACAATCAGGGACAGGCGGCACAGGATGCTAAAATCACTGCCGCACAGACTGCCGCCAACAAAGCCAATACCAATATTGGCGACTGGGATGCACAGCATCCCGGCAAGACCATTGCGCAGGCAATTTCTAAAGCCGTGTATCTTACTAAAGGACAGTATCTTTGTCTTATCAC